GCATCCGGCACAAGCCGACTCCTACGAGTCGATTGCGCTGCTCATCAGCAACATCTGGAAAGACCCGACCGGCAATCAGGCGGTAGACCTGATGTTCAACAATCAATCGGGACTCAAGATGTCGAACGTTCCTGTGGTGCAGTCCATCCACCAGGACCGTACGCGCATTGACTTTCTCTGCCTCGGCTATTGGGGGCGCATCGTGGCCACTGATACCGGCTTCCTGACGATTGGCGACAAGATTGTCTGGCCGAAGATTGATACTTCCACCGTTCCAGGCGGCTTGCTTGCACAGGAGCAGTTCTGGATGAAGGCTGGAATCCAGATTTTTAATCGCCAACCAGCAGGGAGTTCCTATATCAAAAATTTGGGTTTGCCGGTGATTGGCTCTAGCTCAATTTACTAGAGAGTATTTTAACAAACTCTTCCACAGTTTTGTCTTGCTTGGAAGCGTTACAACTGAGGCAGGCGGGGGCGAGATTACCAACATCGTCCCTGCCACCTCTAACGATAGGAATAAGATGGTCTTTCGTAAGAGTCTCGATAGTCAGTTCAGCCTTGCAATAGAAGCAGAGCCATCTATGTTCAATGACTTTTGCAAGCCATTCCTTGCGCGTATGCGAACCTTCTGCTCCGCGAAGCCTTGCCTTGCGCCGTTGAACATTGAATTTAATTCGAGGAAAATGCCGTTCATATTGAATCTTTGCACGGCGTTTTGCCTCTTCTGGATGGCGTTCTTTCCACCGCTTATTTGCCTTTACGGAGTAAGCGCTTTTCTTGGCACGGTTCTTGCGAATCCATTCGCGTTGGTAAGCACTGCGCTTGGCGCGGTTTTTCTTACCGTATTCGCTGCATTGTTTGTTGTACGCAGCTCTTTGTTCAGGAGTTTGCCTAGCTCGGCGGTCTCTTACGTATTGCCTACGAACTTCCGGGTCTTTGAATGGCATGAACCATTTTCCCATTGCAGGGTTATCAAATCAACATGATTCCACCAGTCCCACATCGGCTCATTAAGCGCGTAACCGAACGCGGCGGGTTGGCTCCGAATGGATTGCCTAATTTCAGAATTATTCGTGGATGCGATAGATTCACTTGGATTGGTGGAAAGTGGAATCACCACGATGAAAGTGGGAATGTTACCGGCTCACACATTGGCCTAGAACGCGTACACAAGCATCCTGAGAGTAAGGATAGGTATCTGCTGGAAGTTCTATGTCCACCAGAGAATTATGGCTCTGAACTTGTTTGGGAAACTATGTTTACCGAGTACATAGATGGAATCCGCGTAGAAACAATGGGTCCATTTCCCAGAGAGGGCGAATATGAGCTAGTAAAAGTAATTGAACGCGAGTACAGGGATTCCAAAGGCGTGACATGGAAGAAAGAGTTTGTTCCGCTTACGCCGACTATCTGCGATGCCATCGTGGATACGGCTATCAGGAATCGGGATTTACCGGAACGCATAAAGAAAGAAGCGAAGCGGGCCATGTTCGCGGAACAAGAGAAGGCAGAAGACGATAAGTTGTGCGACAAAATCAGGAAGATTGAAGAAGCACGTCCCGAATGGGCAAAGAACGAGCATGTCATCATGCCCAGTGATTTTGAGATTTCTAAATTCAGCTAGGAGGAAAGATGGGAAGCATTCAGATTTGCAATACTTCAAAGGAACAGATTCAGCTTCCGCGAAGGACGTACAACACGCTCGGCTGGAGAATTCCCGCTTGTCCCGCAGACAAGCCATTCACCAGCATCGTGATTGACGACCAGATGGATGTGAAGAAAATCTACGTCACGTATGCGGAAAGCGAAGCGGAGAAAATCCCCGTGCCGATTCCTTACCAGCAGGTAGTTGCAGACTACTTCGCCAATGAACGGCTTACAGAGCGTGGCTGCTTTACTTGTGCGCCCGACCATATCCCCACTGAAGCGGAAGTCACCGCCGCGCGCCAGACACGCATCAAGTGGCTGCAAAAGCTCATTGAAGCGGGTGACAAAGAGTTCATGCGGACAAAGAAGATTGAAGAGATTCCCGACATTTGCAAAATGGCCGTTGATGAACTGGGGCTGAAGAGGGAATGGGCGATTGTCGCTCCTCCGCCAATGACGCAGTGCCCTGCTTGCGGAGAATCCATCAACGTTGGAGTCGCAATCTGCAAGGGCTGCCATGCAATACTCGATTTCGAGAAGGCAAAACAGTTTGGCCTTGTTCAGGAATCGGAAGAAGAAAGCGTGCCGGTTGCACCGAAGCGTGGACCGGGACGCCCCAAAAAGGAACCTGTTCCTGAACAGGATTTGGATGGACCCATCGGGGGAATCTAATTGCCGGTACTTGGCACAACTGCGTTTCCGTTCGGTAGTGAGTGTTTCTCTCTCACGAGAGCAATGCTCATGGATGCGGACATTCCGTTCACCGTGACGATTCCTCCTACTGGGGCCGTACGCACTTTAGGCAGTCTCGTCACGATGACGACGAACTCTCCGCATAACTTGCAGGCGGGAAACATCATCCAGGTGCAAAGCGTCTCCGATTTGAGCTTCAACGGAACGCAGACCGTACTGGCGATTCTCAGTCCTACACAATTTACCTATACCAGCACGGGAGCAAATGTCACGAGCGGTAACGGAATCATCTCGCCGGTAGTGCAAGGGGACGTTTACACGGATACCGTGCTCATCCCTCTGGCTAACAAGGCTTACCGCAAAGTACAAAGCAGATTGCAGGAAAACGGCAGCAAGACGATGACGAGCGAGAACTATCTGACGCTTCCTGCAAATGCCACGCAACTCCTCGATACGACTAATCCCCAACTGCCTGCTGACTTCCTTGGGCCGCGTGACGTTTCAGAAAGAATCAACGGGTCAGGACTGGCCTATGCGCCAATGGGACAGGTGAACGTACTTCCCAGTTTTTCGGATTCTTCCGTGAGGCAGAGAAATGGAGTCTTTGCCTGGTATGAGGATGGGCTTTACTTTCCAGGCTCCGTAAATTCTATGGATATAAGGCTTCGTTACTTCGTGGCTTTCCCTGATATTTCAGATGGCAACGGCCAGTTCACAATCCGTGGCTGTCAGGATGCCATTGCGACATACACAGCGTTTCTGGCTTCGAATGCACGAGGCTCGCAGAATGCCAGCATCTTCCTCGGCATGTTTAACGAGGACATGAAGGAATTGCTCAATCTGCAAGCGCACGCAAGGAACTATCTTGTAGGCAGGCGCAGGGCGAACAACTCCGGGCGCGGCTCAAACCGCTACTGGGGAACAAATAGAATCTTGTAGAGCCAAAAACAAACGGGTGAACTCAACCCTGAAAAGGAGCAGCAAATGGCGGCAGCAGCGACAATTACGAAAAAGAAATACGATGGGAAACAGCTGTGGGTCTACGGAACGATTGCACTATCCGGCAGCTATGTGCAGGGCGGCGACACGCTGACCTTTGCAGGATTGGGTATCCCGTCTTCGCTTGTACCCTTTGCTGTTCAGTTTGAGAGCCAGATTGGCACGGCGGCACAGGCGCTCAACAACTACACCTGGGTACCTGGAACTACGCAAGCCAACGGAAAGATCAGGGCTTTTATTGGCGCGGTAGCTGAACTGGCTGCTGGCGCTTATCCTGCTGCGGCTACCGGCGATCTGATCAGCTTCACGGCACAATTTGAACTGAGGTAACAGTGGCACTTAACGGCTATCAGGCGATGAAGGTTAGGGAGTTTGGCGGGCTGGCCACTTGGACAGACCCGACTAACCTTCCTCACTTTATGTCGCCTGATTGTTCTGACATTGAGTTCCTGCCGGGGTTGTGGAGAACACGCCCCGGCCTCACCACGGAACTTACTTCCGCTAACCCCGACAAAATCAACTACCTCAAGAGCTTCATTTTGCGGGATGGCACGGTAAGAACACTGTGGCTAGATTCGGACGGAAACCTTTTCTACGAGAATGTGACTACCGCTCCCGGCGTTGCGGTTCCGATTACCGATGCCACGATGATTCCAGGAGACTTCGGCAACTCCGTAACTCTATTCGGCAGGGAATACATAGCCTTTCCTCAAGGGCAATTTGGTTCTGATATTCCAAGAGCCTATGACGGAACAAACACGGACAGGGTCAGCCAAGTAGGTCCCGGCGCTGCTCCTACGGCTACGGATGAGGTTTCCGTACTATCTACCCTGGGAGCGCCTAACGGATTAGGATTCCTTGCGCAGGGCGTGATTGTAGCTTCCCCTAACGGTCTTACCCAAACGGGAAATGTTGTGACTGTTTCGATTACCGGAGGGGGTGGCGCTACCGTCCCCTTGGTCTTACAACCCGGAGATTCCGTAACGATTGCCGGGGCTGGCGTTGGTGGCTACAACGGTACCTTTGCCGTTGCGAAAAGAATTTCCGCCACTAAGTTTCAGGTCTATAACAACACGCTGGGGCTAGCTAATTCTGGCGGCGGTACGGTTACTTGGCCTATCTATGTCGCTACTCTGACGGCTCCCGGTCCTTGGCCTTCCACTTTTACGATGACCTCACGATTTTCCATGACCATCGCCGGAGCGGGAGTAGCTGGGTATAACGGTACATGGCAAATCCGCATGGTGGGCAATACGGCAATCTATTTCATAGGGCCAGCATTGGGATTGGGGCTTTCTGGCGGAGCGACCGTAACGCTAATTGGAAACATTCAGGCCGGTGTGCATCAGGTTACGGTGATGTTCCTGACGCGCAATGGTTATATCACCGCACCGGCTCCGCCTCTATCATGGACAGCAATTGGCGGGAAAAGGGTGCAGCTTACCAATATCCCCATAGGTCCTCCGAACGTAGTAGCGAGAATCGTGGCGTTCACTCCTTTTTCAAGCGACAGCTTCTTCTACATCCCGGATTCCACTAATTTCGCTTCCATAATGATTATCAACGACAACACGACTACTTCCCAGGTATTCGATTTCACGGACGTGGATTTGCTGAACGGGACAAACGTAGACAATCTTTTTGAATTGATTACCCTTGGCCCAGCAGCGGGAGTTACTTCCTACAATAATCGTCTCGTCTGGTGGGGAGAACTAAACAAAGTAGATGATTTCGTTAATCTCTCCTTTGACGGCGGATTCACCACAAACCCCGTAGGAACTTACCCGCTTGGCTGGACGCCCGACGCCACCAGTTTTACAGGCGGCGGATTTTCAGGATTCGGGCAGGTATTCGGAAATGCCTACGCTATCAGCGGCGATGGAGTTACAGCGACCAGAGGGCTGATTACACAGCCAGCCTTTCAGGATGCCTTCGGCGCACAAATCTTGCAGCTAAATACGAATTACAGCGTACGGGTCAGGCTAGCAAGCGTGGGGATAGGCCCTTTCACGCAAGGAACGCTGCATCTTGAGTTTTTTAGCAGTGGAACGCTTGCCGGTTCATTTTCAATTCAGTGCAAGACGCTGACCTCTCAATTTCTTAGCTATAGTGGCAGCGTTCTTTCCTCGCTGGCCAATATCCCCACCGACCTGACGCTAAGAATTTATGTCGATGGAACGCCGGACAATCTGGCTACTGTAGCGATTGATGAGATTGAGTTCTTTCCGACCTCGCAACCTTTTCTAAATACACAAGTACGCTTCTCGAAGGTAGAGGACCCTGACAGCTACGATGGACTGACTTCGATCTTGCAGCCGGCGGAAGAAAGCGGCCAAAGCGTCAATTGCTGCTTCGTTTTGAGGGATTATCTGTATTTGGTCAAGGATAGGAGCCTATTCGTTACGCAGGATACAGGACAAACGGAGCCGGACGAATGGGAAGTGGACGAGATTTCCTCAAAGGTAGGAACGCCTTCGGCTCGTGGCGTAGGGCTGGGCGACGAATGGGCGGTAATCGCTTCAGAAAGCGGACTGTGGCTATTTTCTGGAGGAATCCTAACTGACGACAGGAACCTCGCTAAAGAAATTCAACCGACATGGGATTCAATCAACTGGCAATACGGATTCCTGATTGATGTGAAAGTGGATACAGCCAGAAAGAGAATCTATGTTGCATGTCCCTTGGGGACTGCCACGCAAAACAACACGATTCTGACGCTTGATTACACGCAAGGGTTTCAATCGGCAATCGAAAACGATGGCGCTGGCCGCAAATGGTCTCCGTGGAAGATTGGCTCAAACTCGCAGAACATTGTCCTTCGGCAGAATGGGATTTTGCAGTTCTACATCGGCAGCAATGCGACGAGCGGAAAGATTTATTTACTCGATGAAACGGCGCGGTCAGATGACGGCGTTGCGATTGACGGCTACTGGCAGTCGGGCTACTTCCAGGATAGCGAACGCCTGAACTACGGCTACATTACGGCGAATGTCATCGGAAGCGGAGTCTGCCAGATTACTCTGCGAAAAGGCGACCAGGGATGGTCTAGCGCCATTCGTGGCTGGTTCTTAAATACACTGGGATTCAAGAATGTCGAGAGGCAAATCCAAAAGCAGGGCTACAGAATGGCTGTACGGTTTGAAACCAACGCCGTAGGTAGCTGGATGAGCATGCAGGGAATGGCGATGTATGTCGCACCGGCTGTTTGGTCCCCTGTTCAGGGAGTGAATGCGTGATGGCTCTGCCTAACCCCATCTCGATTACCGCCATCGCGGGGCTGAAGGAAAATCCTCTCAACTACGAGAGCCACCGCAAAATGGTACAGGAGCATAATCAGCTTATTTCTGCACTGGGTCCCGGAACGGCTGTAAGGCCGCTTGATTTTTCTATAACTGGTTTCGGAACCGGTGCAACTATTTCTTCCGTAGACGGAACCTTTAAACGTGGAAAGCTGACAGTGACATGCGGGACGGCAGGAATATCCGCCAATCCAAAAATCGTGCTTACCTTCCCGTCCGGTCTCTACAATTCGGCTCCGTTCGCGCAGGTAGTACGAAATGGCGGTACCGGGACTATAGGTTTCACTTATACTGAGTCAGTGAACAATTTGACAATCAATATGGTAGGAACTCCGGGAGCCTCACAGACCTTCACTTTGCAATGGGCGGTGCGCGAATGAGTTTTCTTGGTCCTACCTTCGGGTCGCTCGACAGTCGCAAAGGTGTCCAGCAGGGAATTACCTCGCAATCCGGCAATCTTGGCGCACAGGCGGGCAAGACGGCGGGGCAACGAAGTTCAGAGTTTGGCGCACTCATGCCGGGGTTCAGTTCCTTGCTCAATTCCGGCTACTCCGACGCGGAAAAGTCTTCCATCAATCAAAGCACGCTAGGCGGAATCAACGAGGCTTACGGCGGAGCGACCGACGCGGCTTCGCGCAGAATGGCTAGAACGGGCAACTCAGCTGGGTTTAGTTCGTTTCTAGGAGCGGCAGCTCGTGGTAAGGGCCGGGACTTGGCCAGCCAGAACTTGCAGAATCAGAAGGATTTTGCCGATGAGTCCTTGCGCAGAAAGATGATTGGCTTGCAAGGAATTGCAGGGCTTTATGGGATAGATAGTAGTTTTCTCAATAGCCTTAACAGTCAACAAAATCAATTGGTCGGGCAAGCAAACCAGTTGTACGGAACGGTCAAAGGGCATCCGGGCTTTGGCGATTCGTTTATGAGCAACTTCGGCGGCTCACTTGGCAGTAATCTCGGTTCGCTGCTCACAGGGCATTAGGAGGAAGAGATGTCATTTCTAGGGATGCAAATGCGCAGGCCGGGACAAGGCTATCAGGATGAAAACGGAATTGACATGGGGCAATCGCAATACGGAGATATGCCTAGTTTTCTCGATGCTGGCCAGCAGCAGCCGGGTAGGCCGGGAGCAAGACAAATGTTTCTTGGCGGCATAAAGAACGGCCAGCCCGGAGGAAACAAGATAATGCAAGGGCTGTCAGGCTTTTCAGGTTCCGGTGGAGCGATGGGAGCATTAGGCGGAGTGGCGAAATTCCTCTTATGAGGGCTTATGGCAACAATTAGAAAACTCCTGAATCCGCAGACCTTCGCAGGGGCATACAGCCCGTGGACGAGTGGAAGTTCTAGCTACGCTGGTGACGAAAATCCAGCTCCTGACGATGCCATGCAGCCAGCTCCAGCGAATGCTCGTAGCGGAGTTTCCTTGTCGCCTGCATTCAATCCGAATACCAGCGGCCAACCCGACGTGACGCGAGACATCTATCAGCCGCAACTTAGAGACATCAGTGCAAGGCTCAGCGAGGCCTACAATCCCCCGGAAGTTGGAGTTGGCGGAACGATTCGGCACGTTCTGGGCGCAATCATGTCTCAGAGGAATCCCCAGCTTGGCAGCATCATCAGCGGATACTATCAGCGGCAGCGGCAGATTGCAGGACTCACAAAGCAATACGGGCTGACTGAAGACGCCATCAAGCAGGACCAAGCACAAAAACTGGCGGCTCTTAACGCCCAGAATATCGGCTCTGAGATTACACATCGCACGGCGCAGGAAGGCTATTGGGATAAGCTCGCCAATGCGAAAGAGAATCCTCCTGCCAAGACGCCGGATGAGCAAACATTTGAATCCCTGACGGCTGGCGGCATGAAGCCGCTCGATGCGCTGGAGAAAATAAAGAACACCAAAGAAACTGATACAAAGGGCGGCACTCTGACCGATTTGGATATTGGCGGACAGAACCACAAAGTACTGGTAGATACGAAGACAGGCGCAGTTATCAGAGATATGGGTAAGTCAAAGTTGCCTGTTCCTCCGACTGCATCAGGTGATAAAGCGTTTGAGAGTGAGAATGCCAAGCAGGTTACGAAGGATTTGGTTACGGCTCGCGGTGCTGACTTCCGGTTGCGTTCTATGAACAGCTCCTACAAGGATGCAACGGAAAAGAACGACCAGCAGGCCATGCTGAATCTTTTGACGAACCATATCGGCATGACTCTAGGACTTCAGAAAGGCGCACGAATCACGAAAGATATTCTCCATGAAGCAACGGCTTCGGCTCCGTGGCTGCAAACCGTGGCTGCCAAGTTCGATAGCGATGGCTATTTGAGCGGCGTTGTTCTAACCAAACCTCAGATGGATTCCATGATGAAGCTAGCGCATGCGCAAAGGCATACGGCTTGGCAGCAAGCGCACGACTCAGCTTCACAAGCCGGATTGACTGATAAGGTACAGTTCCCCAAAGACTTCTCCCCCGAAGGAGACACGCCAGCAAGCGGAACGGGCGGACTAAAGATTATCCGTGACGCCAACGGCAGAATTACAGGAGTGCAGTAGTGGCTGATGACCAGAATCTGAGCCAGCAAGACGTTGCGGACCTGCAAGAGATTGCGGGGAAGCTGCCCACTGGCCATCCGATGCAAAAGAAGATTGCGCTACTGCTTTCTTCTCAGCCAACACAGTTCGAGAAAGATAGGCCGGGAAGTGACCGAGAAGGTGGAGGTTTTGCATCCAATTTCGGTCAAGCATTCATTCCTTCTGGCGTTAGTCCTTATCCCGGAATGGATTTAGAAGCCAAGTCCGCAATGGCCGATGCTTCGCGCCAAGCTGATGAGCGGAGGAAAAAAGAGGGTGCAGGACTAGCTTACCGCGTCGGGGCTGCACTTCCTTTTACGAACGCTTCCGCCATGGAAGAAGCTGCACGTAGCGGAGATACTTCAGGAGTTTGGGGCGCAACAGCGGCTCCTATGGTTCAAGCTGCATCTCCTCTTGTCCCGGAAGCACTGAGAAGAACAAAAGGTGCTATCAGCGATGCGGCATTTTCACCTGATGGCAATATGCGTCCTGGCGTCAGAACGGCTTCTCAGATTGGCGGCGCAGCAATAGGCAGTGCTTACGGGCTATCGCATGGAAGTCCTTACGGGGCGATTGCTGGCGGCGCAGCTGGTTATAGAATGGGGCCATCCATGATGGAAGCAATGTTCAAGCCTTCCCCGAAACCTGTCTATCCAGGTGCAATGCTTCCTGCCGCTGATGAGTTTTACGCGAATCGCGGGGCCGAGATAAATTCCATAAATCGCATTGCAGCAAAATTCGACAAACTCAATGCAGTCGAGCCGGAAGTAGGTAGTCCTGAGAATCCCGGTTTTTCTTCTAAATTGCCGACTCGTTTGCCTTCCAATCTTCGTGGCGACCCATTTTCTCCACAAGCACAGGCTGCACCGATTGCCACGAATCCTTTCACGCCAAAAGGTGAAATCCCGTATGGCAGCGTGATTCAGTTGCCGGAGCCAAACGAAGCAGTTTCTCCAATCAACCCGAAGTACATGGGTTCTGTTCCGCGCAATGAACTAGTGGGCATGGGGAAAAGCGGGACACCGGGCGCTGGCACGCAGCTCCAGCAAATCGGCAACAAGGTGATTTACACGCCGCCCGAAGGATTCAATCCCCCGAAGGAAGTCACCAGCTTTTCGTCAGAGGGAAAGCCGTACACAATTTCTAACGCAATGGGTATCAGGTGGGCAAAAACTCCGGGGATTCCTGACATTTCAATTCCCAACGGCATGGCTGACGCGGACATTCCCGCTTATGTAGCAGAGAAGCAAAAGCTGCAGATAAACGGCAGCAAGGGGCTATTTCAATGAAACGATGGTTTCTAGCACTGGCGCTTCTTTTCCCTGCTCTGGCTTATGGGCAGGGAAGTAACTATCAGGCCATCATTCTTGGCTCGACAGGAAGGCCAGTTGGCGGAGCGCAAGTCACTGTCTGTACGGCTGGTTCTCCCGGCGTTCCTTGCTCGCCTACGGTGAATATCTTTCAGGACCAAGCCCTTACAATTGCCCAATCCAATCCCATCATCACGGATGCCTTCGGAAACTTCTCCTTTTGGGCCGCTCCTGGAACTTATGAATACACCGTCACGGGGTTAAACGTCGTTGCGCATGGGCCATTTACCGTCGTTCTGCCTTGCATCGTAGGGGCTTCGTGCGCATCTGCTGGAGGACTGCCGAATAGTTCCGTAACCTTTTCTACCACGCCGTCTTTTGCCGCAACCCAGAATGCCAGCTATTCCACGGTACTGACAGCCAACATCACGGCCATCACGATTACCGGGACTCCGGTAAACGGAAATCTCTTGCGGTTTTCCTTTGACCAGGACGCAACAGGCGGTCACACGGTAGTTTGGCCCGGTAACTTCATCTTTGCGGATGATTTCGCTTTCAGGATTCTGCCGCTAGCCAAGAACAAGATTACTTTTGTTTATAACGGCACGAACTGGCATCAGCTGGACAACATACCGGACGGGGCACTCGACTATTACCCCGTAACGTTTTCAGCCACTCCTACACTTTCCAATTCGCGTTCCGCCGTTTTCGACATGACGCTCACTGGAAACGTGACTTCTTCCGTCTTTACGACTACCGGAAGAGCAGGCACGCAGTTCATTCTTAATGCCTGTCAGGATGGCGTTGGCGGAAGGACATTTGCCTTCCCTGGAAACGTCAGCAACCCGCAAGGCTTCACCTTCGATACGACAGCCTCGCACTGCAACAGAGTTTTGTATTCCTGGACAGGCGCTCTGTGGATAGGAATAGGCGGCGGAACGGGAGGCGGCGGAGGCGGTACACCAGCTAACCCTCTAAACTGCCTGCAAAAGAACGCTTCCGGCTCTTTCGGGGCATCGAACGTCTGCGAGAACGGGACTGCTCTTTCGATTGGCGACGATTCCATTCCCAAAGGGCCTAACCCTTATGTGGACCCACGGGCTTATGGTGTCAGGGCACTAGACTCCCGCTTTATTCCGGGCGTACCTGGAATTACCGGAACGATCAACAGCACGTCTACTTCTCTGACCGTCTCCACAAGCAACTGCCCTGCTCAGGCAAGCAGTCAGTGCTTTACGAATGGCGACGGCATCACAATCGTTGGGGGCGGTGCTCCTCAGTCCATGACTGCCCCAGTCCCAACTGTCGTTCCCAGCCTAGCCGCTGGACCTACAGGCACAACGGTTGTGGTAACAGGGCCAACCGGAGCCACGACTTACAACTACAAGATTGTGGCCGTAGACAAGGGCCGGGGCATGACAGTAGCGAGCGCCGCAACGACCATCACGAACGGCAAAGCTAATCTTGGTGCGCGGTCGGTTGGCATTACTTCCTGCGCCCGTTCCGGTCAGACTGTCACTTGCCTCACTTCAGGCGTGCACGAACTGATTGCCGGAGCCGCTGTCATCATCAATCAGGTCAGTGATGGAAGTTTCTCCGGCACGTATATTCTGGCCACGGTTCCAGACAACACCCACTTCACTTATACGAGTGGATTTGACACGGCTTCAGGAGCAACGACTTCCGCAACAGGCGGCACGGTTCACTGGTTCAATGAAAATCTTGTTTCTTGGAGCCATGTCGCTGGAGCGCACCAATACATCATTTGCTCAGACCGTGGCGGGGCTGGATACGTCCCTATCGGAATCTCCGCTCCCGACAACACAGCAGCCAGCATCACCGACATGGCCTTGGCATGGGATGACCTTGGCTCACCTTTGCGGGATAACTTCCTCGTTCCTTACTGGGCTGGCACTAATCCTTGCACAGCAGGCTCCGCACAGAATGATGAACTCGTCACAACGATTGTCAGTGGAGCACCGGGAACCAGCTTCACACTTGCTAATGCGGCTTCGACTTCCGTAACGAATCAAGTCGTGCTGTTCGACAACGTGCCGAATCTTTTGACGGCTTTGGCCGCATCCGCGAATGCTCCTTTGAACATCCCGGTCTCTACTGTTTCCAACGGAAACATGGTCTTCAATTCCTACATGCAAATGCCTTCGCAGTACGACATCTGCCAATTGGGTACGGTGGTTCTGAACGACACCGTGCAATTAGCCTCTGGGGGGAAATGGTCTGGAGCATGTCCACCGGCTAATGGAAGTGTTCCTTCTTCTGCTTGGCAGGGTTACACAACCATCTCGACAGGACCGGCCTATCCCGGAGCCTACCAAGCTAATGGCGCAATCAACATGGATTCCATTCAGTGGACTAACGCCACTGGGACGAACAACAAAGTCTACATGCTTATGGACCTTTCCGGGGTTCCCAGCGGCACGCTTGGAGGCATGAATTTTGTAATCGGCGGGAACATGGGGATTGGGCTAGTCTCTCGCGGCGCACCCGCAGGAGCCAGCGGAGCAACAAAAGTTCCCATGAAAGGGAACTGGCTGTTTTCTTCTCCAACGGTAAGCGTAGGCGATAGTACGACTCCAGCTTTTTATGCAAGCCCTGCCGGGTACCTCATGGAGAACATCTCTCTCGCCGGAAGAGGCCTGGTATTCAAGACTCCTTCTCAGCCGTTCGGGGATACAATCCCCATCAAAACGCTCTACATGAATGGTGGAATAACTCCGCTGATTACGATGGTAGGTGGTGGAGCAAATCAGTTTATCCATCTCGGCTATGCGGCCATAGATACGGTAGGTCTGCCGCTGTTCGCCAATCTAAACGCTGTTGGCTCAAAAATAACCGTAGAAGACTTGGCTTCAGGCCCCAGCAATGATGGTGTGAGCGTTCCTCCGCTTGTCAGTGGGTTTTCAACTCCAGTCATAGGGGTTTCAATGGGCGCTGGATATACCAGAAATGCCGCAATAATAACTGGCACTGGGCACAGCTCCACCATGTCACCCGGAAGTCCTTTGTTGCAGCAGATTATCGAAGGCGACATATGGGTTGGAACTCTGCACTCGATATTCATAAACGCTCCGGCGCTTGCTCCGCCGACTGGAGCTGTCGCGGCAGGCGGCTCCGTACCTGTCGGAACCATTTCCTACAGAGTAGTTCCGGTCTGGCAGAACGGCGGAGAGGGGAGATATTCTGCTCCGGCGTCGTTCACGACAACGGGCGGAAACCAGACAGTCAATCTAAGCTGGATTGCCGCCCCCGGTAATCCCACGGGCTACAACCTATACAGAAGCACTGGTGGCGGATTCGCAATCCTTTGCGGCGGGCTGATTACGACCACTTCCTTTTCGGATACAGCGGCAGGCACTTGCGGGCAAGTCTCGGAAACCATTCCAACCGGCGGACCAACGATGCTTATGCCGGGGACGCAAGGCATAGCCGCGCCAAAGTTTCTAGGAGGCGGATACGCTAGTACTCCAACGGCATCAAAAACGAGTTCTTATACACCGACGGCGAACGACAACATCATTCCAGCCGATGCTAGTGCTGGCGGCTTCACTATCTCTCTGAATCCTGCAATCGTAGGTTCGCATTGGACGATTTTGCGCGTGGACAACGTCCCCGGAAACGTACTGACCATCAATACTACTTCCGGCACATTGGACGGGGCAGCCAGCGCAACGATCAACGTCCTATCAGGGAAAATATTTACCTGTACGGGAGGGAACTGCCAGACGGAAGCCACTTCCTCGGCAGGCAGCATAACTGTCACGCCTGAACCGCAATATGCGGATACCTATTACACGGGCGCGGGGACTTCTTCGACCCTAGGGGGCAATGCTCCGCAGACTGTAAACGGGACATATGTGCGCGTTCATGCAGTCACGGCTTCGGCTGCTGTTGCGCCCTCGGATGCCCTGCTTGGTATTCCAGTCAACACTCAGACCTGTTCCGGTTATACGCTACTTTATTCAGACAGAGCCTCGAGATTAAATTGTACTGGCGGGACTACGGCCACAGTCACTCTACCGGCCATTGCATCTAACTTCGGCTCGAACATGCCGTTTCAGGCGTTCAATGGCAATTCCGGTAATTTGACTCTTACAGCGACTTCCCCGAATACGATTGACGGCAGTGGAGCAGGTGGTTCCAGTGTCATCTTCCCCGGCTGGTTAGGGCATGTCACCTCGGACAACACTCCTTCATGGCTTTCTTTGAAGGTCCCGACCTTCGCCGCATTCCCGCCTTGTCTCGATACCGCAGGCCAGCACCTAAACTTCAGCCTTACGACAGGCATCCTTTGTGGAACTTCGAGCAGTGGCGGTGGCGGAGGTTCTTCGGCATGGGATTTGATTACCAACCCCGCTACTGGAAATCTTGCTCTGACGATGGGCACGCATCTCTCCGAATGGGATTATGCGACTGCCTTATCAAATGCATGGAAGATTACGAACAACACAGCGGCTACGGTTACAACGCCGCAAAACGGGCCAATCGTTAACCTGGCTTGCGGGCAGGAATGGACTGGAGCGGGGGCATCGACAGAAGGATGCTTCCAGGTACAGCTTACTCCGGGAACTGGCCTAAACGCTCAATCGCTTGTGGCCGTAAAAAACACGTCCTCTTCCACGAACACAAACAACGGATTTAATTTCAATGGAAACATCTATGTCCCTGCTGGCGGAAAACTGGGAATAAACTCTCAGGGCAATGAAAACGCGCAGTTCAGCGCTGGCGGCATGTCCTGCGCTTCCGGCACTCGTTGCGTGGCTTTCTTTAATACCGGCAACACGGATACGGGCGGTATTGATGGAACGGTCAGCCGTATGGCTGCAAGCCTTATCGGTATCGGGTCTGGCTCTGCCGGGAGTCGCGGCGGACTGCTTCTAAGCGCGAACAATCAGCCGCAAGTCACTGCGAGCTACACCAACGCCACCACGACGCCTTCTACATTTCAGACTTGGACGCTGCCTGCTTCGGCTCAAAACTATAGCTATGAATGCCGTGGAGTATATTCCTCTTCCGCTTCTACGGCTACTTTGGCCCTTTCCGTTAACTCGTCCGTTGCGCCAACCAGTCTCATGGCCAGCGCAAGAATCTTTACGACACTGACCGGTACGAGCACGGACGCGACAGTCACGACAACTTCCAGCGGAAACCAGGCTGTGCTGACCGGCGCAACGCCAAACGCCACTTCCACGAACTATCAGTTCAGCATCTACGGAACGATTGAAGAACCAGGAGCAGGAGGAACGTTTGCAATCCAAGCAGCGGCAGGCGGGGCTGGTACTGTGACGATTCTGAGGGGAAGCACATGCACCCTTTACTAAGACTGGCTTTTCTGCTTCTCATTCCGTCCGTAGCGGCAGCGCAATGGACCTACACTCCGCCGTCTCTTGATACCTACCTTGGACTAACAGCAGTTCCCTGCACAAACACCAATACTGCGTTCAAGATCACGACAGTGACGATTGGAACAGACCAGCAAGCGGTATTCTGCACGCCATTGGCTCACGTTTTTCCTTTTACGCGCGGCACGATTGGTTTCGATGCAACACTCGTTGGCGGAACGGATGAAAGCAGCACCAGCTATCTGACTTACATCACCGCCAAATACGGAAGTACAACCAACTGGATTCAGGAAGAAATGCCACGCGTAAAAGCCTTTGGCCTCAATACTCTTGCTACTTACGTCACTATCAACGCCAAACCCGCTCGTTCTACGCAGAAGATGCCTTTTGTAGCGTTTCAGATCATGTCCACCTATTCGCAGACCAGCCAGTCAACGACATGGGGCAGCGGCCCTGTCAAGAATCTCATTTCAATCACCAGCCCAAACTGGGCAGGCTACACGAATGTAGGCGGCGGAGTGGCCGATTATCCTGACCCTAAATGGGCGACACTCTCTGCTAACGTTTTGACCAATGACCAAGGTGCGATTGAACTCGGAAGTTCCAGCGCGGCAAACAAAGGCTATTTGTTGGGGTTTTCTTATGACGATTCCGACAACACGCACTGTTTCGGAGCAGGCAATCAGGCAAACACCGCTCCTACAGGAAACAATGACTTTCGCTGCGGGTACCTGCCTTTCTTTCTGGCTTCACTCAACTGGGCAAACTCTTCGCGTGGAGTGATTTATCCTGACGGAGCGGTCTACTGGAAAAAGAAGTGGAGAGATAATCTGGTAGCGAAGTATGGAACCATCGGCGCTCTCAATACTTCGTGGGGTTCATCTTTCACGACGTTTGATTCCTCCGGTACCTGTGTGGGGACGGTTCCAGTTACCTGCGCTTCGTCCGTAGCGGAAGATACGATTGGAACCGGCAATGCCTCTACGACCACATTCGCGGCAACATTAAGTCATATCCCTGTCACAAAATGGAGCGTTGGCGTTTTCCTCAATGGGACTTTGGTAGGCGGAGGAGCTTCGGGGGCTTTCAATTCAGCGGGCACGTCTCTATTCGGGGCGACTATTTCCGGTACGGTCAATTACACGACCGGCGCTATCAGCGTGACATTTGCACTCCCACCGGCTAACGGAGCGACCATCACCGCCCGTTACGTCCAGAACGGCTGGGGCATTGGTACAGGCCTCATGGACGAAGATTGCAGGGCAGGGCATTCTGCTTATTGCGGAACGGGTGGCGGAACGGACCCTGTGCAACTGACAAGCCTCCCCGCCAACGTAAAAACGGACGTGAACGCCTTCACCCAGTACATTGCCGGTCTCTACAGCAGTACGATTAAAAACTCCATCTGCACGTGGGCGGCGACAAAGAGCTTCACTGGCTGCCCGATGTATTTAGGCCCGACCGTTCTAGGAACCTGGACGATGGTTCCAGACCCTTATGTCATGGCTGGATTCTGCGGCAACGCTGACGCCTGGATGTATGCAGCGGCGCAAGGAGATATAGCGCAAGGAACTCTTGATGGAGTGAACGCGGCCTGCCCGAATCAGCCTATTTTTGCAGTTCTCTACAAGGTTTCTAACAGGGATTCAGAATTTCAATGGGTGAATAGCCCCACAACCAGTGTTGGCTCGACGGTGACTGTCGTTGTGGCTACGCCTAATAAAATCAACACGTCTGACCTCTTTGACGTGAATTGCGCGGACTCTTCCTATAATCGCTTGCAATTCCGGGCTACTAGCGTCACGTCTACGAACTTCGTCTACACGCAGACAAACAGCGGCTCTCCCACGACTTGCAATCTCTATCTTGACGACAACAACGTTGGCGGGTCGGCCAATCAGACTGCTAGAGGCGTGGATTTCCAATCTTCGGCTGATGCTCTGACCGCCAAGAAATATACAGGCGGTACGTTCCATCCCTACCTTGGGTACTGGTCATGGGAACACTATTCGGATTGGTCAGACAAACATGCCTGGGGCTACGAGACAATCAGAGGCAATCTCTATACCCCTGCCGAGACAACGACAGCAGTAGTTGTCTGCCAGCCGCCAACGGCTGCAAGGAATTGTGGCGGAGAACTCGCCCTGCATGGGCCTCCTTATGGAAACTACATCTCTGCGGTAGCTACGGCAAACACTAATATCGACAACTACTTTCTGACAAGCGGGGCATTGGTTCCGGGAGTCTCCCTTAACCCGACCTCCGCTGCTTTTGGCAACTCCCCGCAGAACTCCCCCGATACTTCCTGCAATGTCTCGCTAAATCCTTGCGTCATCCAGCTTACAAACTCAGGCGGCGCAACGCTCAACATAGCTTCCGTAACCATCGTGACGGGAACGCATTTCGCCATCACCAACACGACTTGCGGTTCAACACTAGCCCCATCAGCTTCCTGCAATATCACCGTGACTTTTACGCCCCATGTGCTGGGCGCTCTTTCTGATACGCTGCGCTTCACGACAGATGCATCGACAAGCCCAGACAACGTTTCTCTCACAGGGACAGGCGTCATTCCCACGGCTCCAGCGGTGCAGATGGTGATGAATGTATTGCCTTTGCCTGCGGCGGCTCCAGTCCCCGTGCTGACAAAACTTTCGCCAGCCAACTCCTATCTAAGTGCCAAAGGCTGGTCTCAGGACGGCATACTGTTTGTGCCCAATCTTACCGTCACGGCGACGGGCACTGGATTTACCTCCACCACGCAATGCTGGTTTGACGGCATAAATGTTCCTTGCGGATGCAGTGCCACTCAATGCACTATAACGCTCAGTCAAGCATCCGTGGCCATGCCGCTTGTAAAGACGGCGCACAATATCGGTATTTCTAATCCGGCAGTCGTGGTGCCTACGGTGAATTGAATATGCGAAAGATACTGATTGCAGCTTTGTTTTTGTTTCTGGCAGGAAGAATAGAAGCGCAAACCCAAACGCTTGTTTCAGGGACGCTCGTTGACCCAAGCGGAGTAGCTTATTATCCAGCAACGGTTAAAGCCTGTCTTTCTCCGTCAACGCTCAACCCCACAGTAGGCGGAAATGCCGTAAATCCCAATCCTGGCTCTAACTATTGCGTTGGCCCGACCAGCACGAGCAATTCCGGCTTTTTCTCAATGGCGCTTTGGCCTAATGCAAATATCGTTCCAGCATCAACGACGTGGATATTCACCGTACAGGCTTCTGGCGCAGCGCCTCCAGCAGGAAATGGAACGCTGAACTTCTCTTCTTCTGGCATAACCATTTCCGGTGCAACGCAGGATGTCGGAACAACGGTTAGTGCGGCTGGAACCGTACAACTTAAAACCAGTGGAGGCCTCTCTTCCGTCTCTCCCTCAGTCTATCAAACTGGCCTAATTGGATACTACCAAGCCCTTCCCACAGATACGATTGCATCGCTAAAGGATTACTCCGGCGCGGGAAATGATGCGACCGGAACAGTAGGCACCGCCCCCACGTTGGTCGCAAATACGGGAGGAATAAGCTGTCCTGGAAATGGGGCGATTGCGTTACCAGCTACCTTAAATTCTGCCGTAACTATCCAGTTAGAGATAGGCTTTCAGCCGGCGGGATTGGCTCAAGGATTTTATGCGCCAGTCATGGGAAACGGCACACCCGCTACAAGCGGTGTAGGAATTGTTATTCAGACGACTACCGCCAATCCTGCCGCCACTTCATTTGGAAGTTTCGTTAACAATTTCTCCGGTGGAGGAGTGCGGTTCGACCAGGGGATTGCAGAAATCGCAGGTATTCAGGATGTAGCAATTGTTTTGAGTGCGGCAGATACTCTTTATAACAATGGATTTGCTACCTCTTCAGGGTCAGTCGGGAATGGCTTAAACAAGCAAACGACTGGAGTGTACGCTTTATGCGGAGCGGCAGGCGGAGCGGGTAACACTTCGCAAACCTATTTCAATGGGAAGATATATTCGGCTCTTTTCTATAGTGGAGCCTTAAACAGCGCGCAGATTTTTCAAAACCATGTCGCACTACAGCAGGCAATGCTTGCTAGGGGGATTAATCCTCTCCCCTATAGAAGCGACACGGGTGATCTTGTTTGGGCTTACGGTGATTCTACCACGGCGGGGGCGGGTTTCATTTCATGGCCAACCCGTGCTGTTGGATTAAACGGGACTTGGAGTGTGGCCAATCTTGGTATCAGCGGAATATTTGCGTCCCAACTTAATCTCGGCGCGCTAGGGACTGGTGGTTCTACCTGTAGCACCGCAGGTGGAAGGTCGGCGGTAGTTTTACTTACCGGAGCAAATGATTCCGTGGCGACAACAGTTTTTGGCAATATCCGTGGTATTTTCGGCCAATTAACTACGGCTCCATGTGGAAGACAGTCTCGCATCGTGATGACTATGATGGATAAGGGCAGTTCGGACGCCTTTAAGAATGCCACCAATCTTTTGATCAGGAAGAACTGTTCAAATATAGCTGATTATTGTATCGACTTAGGCGGAACCGTGGCATTGGGAGCAGATGGTGCGGCATCGAATGCTTCGTATTTCCAAGGAGACTTCCTGCACCCTACACAAGCCGGTGCGGATGTATTGACGTGGATTACACAACGCGGAATCAATCGCTATTTTGGAAATCACAATTTAAGTACAGCTAACGTTTATGTCGCTCCTGCCTCCGCCGCCGTTGCAGTAACCGCAGCCTCGGAAACGGGGAATGTGATGACATTCACTACTGCGGCTAATACGTTTACGGCCGGTCAGTGCATTACGGTAGCTGGAATAACACCGACGACCTACAATAGCACTTTCGCAAATAGTGCCGGTTTAGGCTGCTGGTACGCTCTCTCAGTTACGGCCACATCTTTTACTGCGTGGAATCAAAATACTGCTATCGGCACTCTGTCAGTCGCAGGGACGGCGGTAGCGCCACAGCAAGTAGATGCAGATCAGGCAGCAATTCTTAATTTCGGTGCAGGCAACTTCACATTGCAATCGTGCGAAGGCTTGACGATGGATGATATAACTAGGATTACGAATATCAACGCAGTCGCATCCACGCTCGTTCCGTTTGGAACTCAGACAATTAACGGAGCAGCAAATTCAACTCTCGCCGCTAATTCAACTGCCATTTTGCAGGCTCAACTTGTAAGCCCCGCAGCGGGCGGCTGCAACTGGCTAAGATTACAATGAAGCGACTTTCTTTCGGTAAACTGAAGGCCAAGGGGGATAGATGGCGGATGCAAACCTGGCTCTAACGACGGTGACGGCTAGCGGCATCACTGTGGCCGCTATCCAGTGGCTCAAAAACTCCAAATACTTTCCGTGGATTACAAAAGAGAAAATCGTTCTGCTGCGGTTTATCTCTGCATTTGGAGCGGTTCTGGCCTCAGTCGGAATCAGTTACGTCTGGTCGCCAGAAACGCATACGCTCGTCATCAATGGATTGACCCTTGGCGCGGCCTTTACTGCCACATGGGTGTTCATCAAGCAATGCGTCATCAACGAAATGGTTTGGAAGATGACCAAGCCTGTGACAGCGCCATTGCCTCCGGCAGAGGTTAAGGAAGTTCTGGCGCCAAAGCCGTGAACCCGGTTCTTCAATACGGCTATCCGGTCGTCGTGCCCATCATAACGTTTCTCTTTATGCGATGGTTGCTCAAGCCGGAAGAAGTGGAGAATAAGCTAACGGCTGCTATCGAGCAAATAAAAAGGGATATGGGCAAACAAGCCGACATCGACCGGCTCGTTAAACTCAATTCAGAACTAGAAGACGAGATGCGGCGTGCGGCAAGGGAATTTGAAGATAAATTGCACGAGCAAGAAAGAGAAAGTTGGACTAAAATAGGCAGCCTAAACGAACTGGTGGTCGGTTTGCGCGGCGATATAAAGTATTTGCAGTCGCGCATTAACGGGCATCAGTGGAAATCGCAACCATAGGAGGATACCTTGTCCGGAAATCCGCCGCCCCGTGAAGTCGTGGGCGTTTTTGAAGTGAAAGAGATGTCAAAAGATACCGTCACCCTTGTAGGGCCGAACGGCATCTGCAAGTTCACTGACCTTTCCGCCGAAGATGTAGCGTACTTCGTCGCCAAGGGCACCAAGTTCACCATCTCCGCTACGCAGAAAAAGGACGATTGATTGAACTTCTGAGAGTGGGGTGCTTGCTCGGCGCTTGCTCATTTGCGGCATGGCGTTCGTGGAGGCATCCCATCATCTTCTTCTACTTCGCAGTTGAACTCCTCGCCACAATAGCCGGTAGCTGGGTTGTAAACGCCGCTGGCGACTCTTCCCGCGTCTACTCGGTAATTTACCTGTCTTTTACGATTCCTATCGTCCTAGCGGCTCTGGGCGTCGTCTGGGAGGCTATCCTCGGCTACACCTACCGCCTGAGGCGGATGTCCCTTGCCGTCCTCGTCACGCTGTTTATCTCGCGCTCAATCTTCTTTGGTATCCACAGAACAATGGATTTTAACGACTGGCTCATGTTCCTCAGGGCAGCCATATTTTACGGGCTTGGCTTCATACTGGCGAGCGTGTCGTTTTTCTCCGGCAAGAGAATCGACGTGTATTTCATTCTGGGTATCCTGTGGATGAGTTTGTCGGCCTTCTTCTGGGCGTGGCTCATCGAGAAGCCCGATGCAGGATGGATGGAATCAGGTTGGATAGTCCCCACAGCGTTTTGTGTCGTTGCTTTTCTGGCGGTAGGCGTTAAGATGCGGAGAGAACATGGCTGATGACCTCACTTCGCGCGAATTGCTGGAGAAGATAAATTCCATCGTTTCCATCATGGATGAGCGTGACGTGCGCTATGAGCAGCGGTTCAAGGCAATGGATGAAAAGACTTCCCTTGCTTTGACGGCCAGCGAGAAAGCTGTAGCCAAGGCGGAGATTGCAACAGAGAAGCGGTTCGACAGTGTAAACGAGTTCCGTGGCCAGCTTAAAGATCAAGCGGCAACGCTGGTGCCAAGAGCCGAAGCTGATTCGCGGTTCAGGGGACTGGAAGAGAAGATAGAATCTTTGAAGACGGGCGGCGTGGCAACGAACCGCTGGACGATGGACAAAGTCCTCATGCTGGCGCTTGCCGCGATAGGCTGGGTAATCGTGTTCTGGAGCAAGCGGTGATTTGCGCTAAGTGCGGCAAGAACGTGCCCAAGAGCGAAATCCACACCGTGCGGCTGAACGGCGAGATACCTGTTGATTACTGCGAGGAGTGCGTGAAGCTGATTAAAGAGCAGATGAAGAACTACCCGAAGAGGAAGAAGCCTTGAAACTGACCCTTGAGCGCAAGCTGATGAACGAAACGTGCACGATAGGAGAACTGTATGTCGAAAACGTCATCGAATGCCACACACTCGAATTGCCAGTACGCGATGGTTTACCAGGGAGTGCGATACCGACTGGAATCTTTCTCGTTGCAAATAGAGTTTCTCCGAGGTTCGGACGGAACGTACCGCATATCGACGGCATCCCCAATCGCTCAAACATACTCATTCACTGGGGAAACGACGAAGCCAACACCGAAGGCTGCATCCTCGTAGGCAGAACATGGACTCCGGCCAATCCCTGCTGGATAGGCGAGAGCCGACTGGCCTTCGATGCGCTGTATGAAAAGATTGCCGCTGCGTTCTCGGCGGGAGATTCTGTGACGATTGAGATTTTATCTTGACGTGCGCCATAGTGAACAGACATTATGGCGGTGAACAGGTAAAAATGAGGCCATCATGCCGCTCATTACGATAGTTATCACGCTCATCGTCGTCGGAGTCCTGCTCTGGCTGGCGAATACCTACATCCCGATGGCCGATCCCATCAAGAAAATCATCAACATCGTGGTGGTCATCGCCGTTGTGCTATGGCTTCTGAATGTATTTGGCCTATTTGCGGGCCTCGGTAACGTGAGGGTAGGGCATTGACCGATTGGGAGAAGTTGGAAGTTTACGACCTCGGCATGATTAGGAATGCCGCTGGGCGCATTGCGAGCGCCATCGAAGAGCTTGTAGAGCTTTTGAAAAGACTTTCTCAGCCACAGCAGTCAGTCAGGCTTGGGATTCGTACCGAAAAAGGAGAAACATTCATGCCAGTTCAATTGCCAGTTGGTAAGACCGCAACAGCCGCAGCGCATCGCTTCTCAGGCACTACGGAAATTCCGCTCAAGGGTGCCGCTGTATATACGTCCAGCGATGCCTCGATTGCTACGGTGGACCCCGCGAGCGGTCTCATCACGGCAGTGGCAGCGGGAGTAGCAACAATCACAGGAACGGACATTGATGGCACGTCGGGAAGCGATACGGTTACTGACCAGCCCGTTGAAACCGTTCAACTCGTTATCACGCCCAACTAACAAGTTCCCCTCAGTGCAGTAAGGCGCAGCCGCCGACCAAGACCTTCCCTGATTGACGGCTGCGCTTCCTCCTTTGCTAATAGCTACGGGCGCCAGCCCTATAGCTAATCCTTCCTCGTGGTTAACCCGTGACATTTGGAACAGAGCCAGATTACTTCTAATGGTTTGGAGTAATCCCCATGGTGTGCATGGATTAAATGCGATGCGGTTTCTCTATTGCACCTAGAGCAATAATTTGGTTTTTTAATTTTACCCTGTTTAATTTGGGATGATAATGTCATCCTCGCCCGGTCTTTTGGTTCAAACCAGTCTCTTTGATGCAAGGTGCCGCGAGTAGCTCTGCGTCTGCTTTTTTGCCTGCCCTTCTCTCGGCTTTTTTCTATGTTTTTCCAGTATAACCTTCTATGTCTTTCCCTTTGTTTTGAATCTGCCATAAGAACTCAAGGAACGGGAGTTTCTAACGGTATTTCTGTGATGCTGAACGGCTTGCCCGATTCCTGTTGATAGGCAGCCAGTGCGTTCATCAGGATGCGCTGAAGAGCCTGTTCTAGCGCGATAGGAGCGCCAAGCCCCGGAACGAGAGCCAATCCCTGGAGCGCGAAATTGATTATGTTGAGTATCGTCTGAATTTTGGAAGGGCCGGGAATTGCCACGGGTACAGTGCTCATTAAAGTTTTCCTTCCAACGCAATAGCCGCATTCGCTGTCATTACGGCTTCCCGTACCTTGCGAATAGCTGCGGTTTGGTCAGGGCCTTGTGGTGAATTATCAACAATGGCTTGAGCGAATGCCTTAGCCGCAGCTCTAAGTTTTTCATATTTCGGAAGCTGGTCAGATGTCGGTGCATGGTACTTGAATATATTTTCTAGGTCCGGTGTTGGGTATTGCATTTCAATTTCCTCCTTTTGCGGCGGTGAGGGCAGTCACTGCGCTATTCATGTCCGTAGCTTTTGCTCTCATCTGTGCGTCTAGTGCCGGTGTGCTCTGTCCTGCAACGGCTAGCGCATGGTAGGAAGTCGCAGCACAGGAATCCGTGGGGCCAGCACCCTGAGGCGGGTTGCAGTAGAGCGTATCGGTGTCGTTGTAGATGGCGATGAGCTTGTTCAGTGCGGCTTTCACGTTCGGGGCAATGCTTGGCGAGAACGAGTTGCTTGAAAGCTCCGTCTTGGTGCTCTCGATGACGTTGTGCGTCACCAGCAGCGAATCATAAACCGAACTGTCGAAGGAGTTTGCCGTACCTGGATGGATTGGACGTGCGGCACAGCCGGAGAGGGAAACTACTAAAAGCAGAACTGCTAGTTTTCTCATAAAGCCCTTTCTGAAGCTACACTAGTCTCAACGAAGCCCTTTTTCAATGTCTTTTTGCGGCTGCGGTGCCGCTGCGACTGGGTTGGCCAGCCCTGCTTTTACAAGTTCGTTCCACATATGTACAGTGACGCAGCCACAAGCGCCGCTCGCATTCGTTCAGTCTCCATTTCGCTTCTCTTTCTCAAATCGTCTTTGTGCCTCGCTGGCAGCGTCCGCATATAAATACCTGTGCCCGTAAACAATCAATGTCTGCTTTCCTCCGCGTAACCCATCCCAAATCTCCCAACGCCACCATCCGCGTTCAGCCGGAACAATGCTTATCGTCATCGTTAAGTCTCCATTAGCGCACCAGCCTTTCTACCATCTCCGCGATTCTTTCAATCGCGAAATCGCTTCTTCGAGGTCAGTGACTTCGCGCCGGAGCCACGCCTCGTTCGTTTCGGTGCTCGCGCCCGGTAACGGATTGTAGCTGCTCCAGCCAAACCGGACTGTCTTACCCGCCGCTGCAAGGGCCTCGCCACACTCTTCGATGAACTTCCCGAGCGCGTTACCTTTGTTCTTGAAATCTGGATGGCTCATTCGCCCGCCGCCTTCTGGAGTTCGGCCCCGCGCTCCCTGAGATACTTCGCCATCGCGACACCCACTGAGCCTACGCCTTGCTGATATGGAGTGTTGGCTTCGACAAACCTTGCGGCATCTTCGTAAGCCTCGGCCCGCGCTCGCGCTGCGACTTGGGCGAGAAGCGGCAATACAGCATCGGCCATTTGACAGCATTGGCATTCGTACCCCGCATCCCAAGATTCTTCTGCCCCTTCGCGCACACACAAATCATTTTCCTTGTGTATCGCTTTCGCTAGCTGTATCCGCAGCTCGTCATTCGCCGGTGGTGGGGCGGCGGCGTTACGCTCCTGTTCAGCTTCGTACAATTCCCTTGCTTCGTCATGCCGTTCAGGGTCAATCGACCCTTCGGTTGTGTATTCGATTCCCATTTCGTCTCCCTCCTTTATCGGTCAGGCTTCAACGCGCATCGGCTTAGGCCGTTCTATCGTTGGGCGCTGCTTCACCTTAGCCAAGCAGTCATCGCACCATTCTTTCGTTCCCGAACTGTAATCGGCTGCTTTGAGTTCAATCAGCGTCAATTCGTAGTCCGTATATCCCTTGCACTGCTCACACTGGTAAATTTTCCTTGCCATGTCGCTCCTCTCATTCCCCTGCCTGTGCAAACTGGCTCGCAGTCCCTTCTAGCCGTGCGGCTGGGCGGCCTGAATGTCATACGGCTTTAGGCGTACACGCCCAATCTTGCGAAACTTTACCGTCTTGCCGGACATGCCACGGTATTTTCGCTTAAGCCCAACTGGATGGTTGATTACCTTTATGACCTTCAGCAAAGTCTGTTTGTAATAGGTCAAATCGCCAACCCGCAGGTCGTCTCGCCAGTCTTTGATTTCAATTAGCATCCCGCCCCTCCACCTGCTGCGTCTGCCGCAGGGCCTGCTCGATTACGGCCATTGCCCCTTCACTGTCTCCCGTCAGCTTCCACAACCTCACCGCGTTCCTCACCGCCGTTAGCCCAAACAGAGCTTCTATATCGCGCACCATGTCCGCATAACCGTAGTGCTCGTCATCGTCTCGCCTGCGGATGATCTTGAACATCTCTTGCTCAAGGTGCGTCATGCTTTGCCTCTGATTCTTGCTATTTGGGCTTGGCCCCTCTTTTTTCGATTCTCCACGAAATCCAGCCATTCTTTCCGCAACGGCACCCGAATCTGCTCCTTTGCCTCCCAAACAGCCTCTAGCGCGGTGAAAAGTGGCGCTTTTGGCCATCCCTTGGCGTCCTTAGACTTCCATTCCCGCCAAAGATGGTGCCCAACGCGGATTAGCAAAAGCTCATGCGGAGCAGTAGGCCGATTGTCCATGCGCTTATCCCTCATTGCAGCCAATACCTCCAAAAAAGATGAACCAATAGGCAGCCTCCAAATATCCCTGTTAAGACAACTTCTTTTCTAGGCGAAGGGCTACATGGACCAAATAATTTACATACTGTTTTGTCGTAAACTTCGCTCATGGCTGTTGCTTCAACAGTTCGATGATTCTGTCTAGCCGAACCAGTACCGACGCACCAAAAAAAGTCATAAGCAGGATAAATCCTACGTAGTAAAAATAATTTAGAATCACTGTTCCCTTTGGCCTCATAAGTCCCTTTCCTCTATGGCTATCACTAAACAAATCAGTCCGTAAAGGCCAACAATAAGGCTGAAAACAATTGCTGGAGGATAGGTCCACCCACACCAACGAAGGAAGGCTACAGCCCCAACAGGATAGACAATTCCTCGAAACCAAAGAGTGCTATTGCTGTATTTCACCAGCCCACCAGGATTCTGATTAGATGAGAAAACTGCCAGCAGACCCACCCCATAAAGCCCAGCGACGCTACCATGGCAAAGCCTAAGAAAAGCCCTCGCCAGGAGAATGGTTCTTCCTGCCGCCATTCTTCGCGGGAATTGGCTGGGCTGTCGGCGTAGGCGTCCCAGTCGTCTAGAATGTCTTTTTGGGCCTTCTTTAGCGCAACTTGCCATTCGCCGCTGATGGCCATCTCTATGTTTTCGTTGTTGGGCGTTGGTCCTTTGTAGCGTCTAGAGAAAGTAGTCATGGACGCACCAATTTATAAGTTCCGTTTTTCATGGCAAGTACATCTGTTCTTGTTTCTACTAGAAACTTAAGCACTTTTTTGGCCGTGTTCCATGGAATATGTAAAGTAGATGCGATAAGACCAGGTCCTATGGGATAATGTTTTTCCTTAAGAATAGCCATTACCGCATCCTGTCGCTCAATTAGCAATTCTTGCATTGTGTTCATTGCGCGCCCTCCTTTTGCTGGCGGCGTGCGGCCAACGGCCTGCCACAGCTAATGCATTTCTTCGGCTCAGGCACTCGCGGAATCCATTCCGTCTTGCAGGTTGGGCATTTCACCGTTGGCAATTTCATTTGGCCTCCGGCGTGATTTCGGCTAGGATTTCCCGCTCCAAAGCACCCAGCTTATCTTCTTGCTCTACCACTTTCCCGATTAGCGCGACAAGCCAAATTCTCTCGCCATTCCATTTCGACGGAACGTAAGTCGCATGAAGTGCTCGACAGCTGCAAATCTCCAACGGGCCTTCAATTTTCTGCACAAGGCCAACATGCACAGGGTCACTGCGTCCACCATTCGACGGTTGGCCTTTTTTGTCGGACTTCCAGTAGGCAATCTTCGCACCTGATTTCTGTAGCTTGAGGGCGCGTGCCTTTTGCTCTTTTGGCAGGTAGGCGATAAA